GTGATGATTAACGCTTGAACGGGTAATCCCTGACAACCAATTATATTAATACACTACCTTATTTATAGGTTTAACTCTCTTCTTCAGATTCATTTTCCCTTGCTTCTTTAACAGCATCTTCGCATAAAAATGTAAGTTTCCAAAATGTTTTCTTATCATCAACAGATATTTTTGATTTAGGTAGTTTAGCAAATGCTAACTCAAACCATACTAATAGTGTTTTATAGTCAGTTAAACTAAAATCAACCATATGATTTCTTTAAATAGGTAGTTTAAATTCTTTTGTATGTACACATTGGTATAGGTCTAGAACGAATTTTTACACGTAATACAGTTCCACAGCAAGGACAATGTACTCCTTCCCATTTTACAAATAATGCACATAAGGTACATCTCTTACCACCATGTAAATATGTTCTATTACCTTTAGGTGCTCTATATCTCTGACATACTCCTTTACAATGATGCATAATAAACTATATATCTGTCGTAATATAAGTGTTATAATGGAAGAAAAGTCCTTAAAAGAGCCTAAAGAGATTAAAATTCAAGAAAAACCTGTTAAAAAATGCTTGTGTACCCCTGAAATTGGTAAACACCCAAAATGTCTTGAACATAGTCTATAACATATTCTGACATAATTTTAACATTATTAGACAAAGTTTATTAACTAACATATTGTTAAATCAGTATGGGTATTAGAGATTCTCTTAGTGGATTAAGAAAAGCATTAAGCCCAGTTAACAAAGGTTACACTGATGCTACGACTAGACCTAGTATAGCACAACCTTACATGAGTACCGATACAGGTGCTAAATTACCAATTTTCCCATTCCCACTCATTATGATCTATGAGTTGGCAGATAACATTGACGCTATTAGAATACCTATTGAAACTCTTAATCGTGAGATGTTTAAGAATGGTTTTGAGATAGTAGAAAGATTCAAATACAAATGCTTAAACTGTTCAAAAACTTTCCAATATGCACCAAATATTCACGAAGAAAGTGAAGATAAAATAGATATGGATAAAGTACAATGTGATTCATGTATGAGTTATGATATGAAAAGACCTGTACCAACACATAGAAAGATTCTTGAGGATATTATGAGTAAACCTGTAAATGGAAACATGCAAAACATGGAAGATCTTGCAAGACAATTAGAAAGAGATTTAGAGATTGCAGATAACGCTTACATGTTATTATTAAAGAATTATTTTATTGATGATGTAACAGGAGAAATAGATCAACAGAAAACCGAAATTAAAGAACTTTTAAGAATTGATCCACCACAAGTTGCAATGATTGCTGATTCTGATGGTAGAATAGGTTATGATGATAAGAGACAAAAGATTTGGGTATGTCCTAGATTTGAACACAGAGATAAGAGACAATACACTGACAGATGTGATGTATGTAACGCTAAATGTTTAAAAGCAATAATTGAAGTAAACTCTGTATACTCTATTGGTATACCACACCCAAAAAGAGTAATTTACGGTGAAGGTGAAGTTATTTGGAAAGCAGGTAAATACAAACCAAGTTTAATTTATGGTCTATCTCCTATATTCGCTATATGGAGTAAGGCAATGTCATTGTCACACATGGACGAATATATTAGAAAATACTTTGATAAAATGCGTCCACCACGAGGATTACTTGTTGTTGCATCAAGAAACTATGAAACATTCAGAAAATCATGGGACGCTTTAGAACAAAAAGCAACAGAAGATCCATACATGATACACCCACTTATGGTTGAATCTGACAAAGGTGGAAAGAATATGGCTAACTGGATAGACTTTACTGGTTCATTACAAGAGTTACAATTCATTGAAATAAGAAAAGAACTAAGACAAATCATTGGTGCAGTATATGGTGTACTTCCATTGTACTACGGAGAGATGGTAGGTGGTTGGTCACAAGAAGGATTACAAGTTACAATTACAAACAGAGCAGTTAAATGGGGACAAGATATTCTATTCAAATCTTTCTTTAAGAAATTTGCAGAAGTTATGGGAGTTGATGATTGGGATCTTAAACTTGTAGCAGGAGAAGAAAATGATAAACTATCAGAACTACAAAGAGAAGGTGTAGAGATTGATAATATGGCAAAACTACAACAGATGGGATTCAAGATAGAAAGAACCCATACTGGTGAATACAATATATCTAAAGAGGTTCAAGAACTTGAAAACGAAGAACTCAAAAACGGTAGAGGTAGATCAACTGCTGCACCTGAAGAGGGAAGACAAAACGCACAAGGTGAACATGTTGAAAGTAGACCTTCTGACATGGGAGGAGTTGCACAAGGACACCCTTCATCTGGTAGTGGAACATCAATGTCACAAAAGAATTTCCCTGATGGTATAACACCTACTAACTTTGACGTAGTGAAGAAAACATTACAAACTGCAGTAGACTTTGGTTGGAAGAAAACTAAAACCGTAGAAGAGTTAAGAAAATATGCAGGTATGACAGTAAGAAATGCAAGAGATATAGTTAATAATGAGATAGGTATGACACAAAGGTGGGACGATGAACAAAATGACTAAAAAATTCCATAAATGTGACGACAGTTGTAAACATGCAGGACTATGGAAAGAAGAACCAAAGATTGTAAAAAAAGTTGTTAAACCTAAAAAATTAGATGAATGGGACAAATATATGGGTTACATTAATGACTTGTTAATAATTAAAAAAGACAATAGATCACTTGAAATATTAATGAGATGTCTAAGAGATATGCAAAATAGAGATAAATAATGGCAGAGAAAGTTAAAATAGACTCTGGACAAACAAAAATTGGTAGTAAAATTATAGATATACATCAATCAAATGAATACACAAAGGTAAATAGTTACAAAGAAGGTATGTGTTTTGGTTGTTTTGATCATGGTGTTCCAGTAGGAGCAGGTGTATCAGATATATGTGGTGACTGTGCAGGTAAAAAAGGTAGGGAAACTATTCTAGTTCCAATTAAAGAGATTGTTTATGGCATGTGTCATTTCTGTGGAGAATATAAACATGGTATGGAACAAATAAATGCAAGACTTTGTCAAAAATGTCACAGAAAGGTTTCAAACGTAATGAAAGCATATAATAACAAAGGTGGAATGTTTGAAGTTGATCCATTTTGGAAGAATATGAGAAGAAAACACGGTAAAGATTGGCAAATAATCATGTCTAAAAACTTAGGTAACAGACGTTAGTTTTTTAATACAAAATTTATTCTATTATTCTCAAAATCATAGTATCTGTTGTCATAATTAACCATTCTAGTTTCCATATTGTTACCATCGTTAATATATTTGTCAACCCTCCATCTAAGTTCTGGTTTTCTTAAAAATCTTGGGAATATGTCAATTTTCATTTTTTTAGGGTTAAATTTTATCTTATCATGTAATATAAGCTTGGTTTCATCAGTTTTATACTCTTCTACAGTGGCATTTCTAAAATGAACCATTGATTTTTGTAAATATGGTTTTTCTATAAGGTCATTTGTGTCAGTTACCACCCATAATTTAGTTTTTTGATGTATATACATATCTATTATCTTAATAGTTTTGAACTTTTCATTGAAATTATCCTTGTTAAATGACTCAAATTCATCATAATTATTGTATAAATATATTGAAGAAGCCATAATATTAATATATATGACCTATTTATAAATCAACCGATATAAATAAAAAGAATACCCGTTATTAATTATTATGCTTGAATTATTAGACTCAATATATGAAGAAGTAGTCATGGCTATTGCTCTTGGTACAGGGGCAGCAGTAGTTACATACTTTAAAAAAGTACAAAAAACACAGAAAAGTCTATGTGAAACAGTAGAAAGGTTACAAAAAACCATTATTATTTTGGCTAAAGCAGTTGATAGACAATCAAATAGATTACACCCAGAAGAATCAATACCATCAGATCTTGATGATTTAGTTAAAGAATTACTCGACAAATGAGTAGCAATAGTTAAATATAGATGGATTATCTTTCTCTTATGGTAGACCCATTACTCATAGTAGTAATAGCAACGGTATCTGGGGCAATATTAAACACCATAAGAGGATTTCTAGGTTCTGACAATTCCTATGATATTAAGAAATTCTTTGGTGCAGTAATCGTGTCAGGATTCGCAGGTATTGCTATAGCACAAACAATAGGATTATCAGGCATAGACACATTAGGTCTAGCATTGATAGGACTAACAGCAGGTTTCTCTGTAGATTATGCTGTTTCAAAAGCCAAAAAACTAACAGAGGATTAGAAAAACCTCTATTTTTTACTTTTTTTATCATAATATTTATTAACCTTGTCTAGTTTACTTTATATATGACAATATATGGTTTCCATAAACTTACAAGTACGTTAAAAAGCATGGAAGGTATAAATTCAGATGAAAGATACTTTGAAGGATTACTAACAGTACAAATGAAAGATAAGCAAGGTGAAGTTACCATAGTTGATGAATTATACAAAGTATTACCTGTATGGATAGACAGAGGAGCACCAATCAGTGATACTCATTCTAACAGAATTGTAGGTAAAGGTATCAATTATTCTAGAACAACTGTAAAAAATGGTGAAGGTCATGAATTACCTGCAATTAAAATAACTGGTAAAATTTTCAAGAATTATGAATTAGACAATGTTATTTGGAATAAAATTAAAAATAATGAATATAAGGGATTATCATTTGGTGGTGCAACGAGATCAGCAAGATCCCCAATTAAAATGAAAGACGGAAGTACTGCTTATGCATTAAGTGATCTTGAACATTATGAAGTTGCTGTATGTGCAGATCCTGCAGTACCAATGGCTATCATTACTGATTTTAACCAGATTGCTAAAGCAAATTTTAACTCATCTGTTAGAGATGATGGTAAGATGGTAATTCAATGTGACAAGATGGGTTGTTATGTTAACAAAATAGGTGGTGGTGGAATAGGTGGAGGAGATCTCTTAACTGTTATGGAAGGTGATAAACCAGAAAATTATAATGCAGTTGAAAATGGTAAAAAACGTGGTCGACCTATTGATAAAACTGAACCAACAGGTATGACTGATAGAGAATTAAAATTATGGAGAGAAATACAGGAAGATGATAAAGAAGATTCTGATAATCAATATTATACTAAAGGAAAAGGAGATTTCTGTCCTAACTGTGGAAAACATAAAAAAATGGAAATGGGCGATATGACATCTATGGGTGGTGCATGTCCTAACTGTGGTCATGGTTTTAAAGAAAAATTTATGGAGAAAAAAGAGATGTTGGACGCAACATTAGGTAACAAGGAAGAGAAACGCCCAACACAATCTAAAAGAGATATGAGAGAAACTGAAACATCAGGATATAAACCAGATCTAGAAAAGGCTATTGAAATTATTAATAAAGCAGGATATAAAGTTGATACAGAAGATAGAAATAACGGTACAGGAATTAATGATGTGGAAAGAGAAATACCTGCAAAGAAACTTCCAATAAAAGGATCACTATCACAAGAACTTCCAACTCAAATTCAACAAGCAGATCTAAACGAATCACAAACATTTGAACAAAAGGTACAAGCATTGATGGCAGAAGGTAAATCAAGAGAATCAGCAGAGAAGATTGTTGGTTCATTCGTACATAAGGTCGAAGCAAGTTCAGGTTCAGGTGGTGCAGGTATAGGAGATTCAAATAATAGTAACGGTGGAACTTTAACAACACAAACTGGTGGTGCAAATAACCCAATACATAATAGTAAATGTCAATGTGATAAATGTAGAAGTAAGGGATTAGATATTAGTAATACTGGTTCAGGTGGAACAACTGAAGGAGCATTTAATCAAAATCCACCTAATGCACAAAGATTGAATAATAAATCAGATGATGTCAATAAAGACTCACTTATAAAAATAGAAGATGAAAAAGATGAGAATACAAAAGTAGAAGTTTTAGATGAATGGAAACATGAGAAACACCCAGATGCAAAAGAGAAGGCAGATGATGAAGAAATAGTAGAGGCACCAGAGGTTGAAGAAGAAGAAAGACCTGAATGGGCATGGTTAATGAATCATAAATCAAAGGCAACTAGAGAAGTAAACAAAGTACATGCTTTAATGAAATTAAATAATATTAGAAAAATTAAAAGAAATCCAACTGCTCCAAAATCCACACAAAATAGTATGGCAAATGATGTAAACAATTATAATAATTGGTCAAAGTTGCAAGCAGGAGTACAAGGACATCGAGATATTGATTCACAAGAATATTCTAGAAGACTACAAATAAATGCAACAAGAGCAGGAAGAGGAATGACAGATAAATATCCAATGCCTCCACGAACTGGTTTAAAACAAACTAAAAGAACTGTAGGTGCTTCTCGTACATCACTAGGAGGAGGATCAGGAAAAGGTGATGGAGCCTTGGGAAAATCAATAGGAGATGGTAAACAAGCAAAACCAAGATCACGAAATCCAAGTAGAGATGATGCTAAAAAACCACATGATAAACATGGTAAAGATGATGATCATGAAAAACCACCAACTCCAAAGATACGTTACAGTAGAGGTGGTGGAGATAATACTCCAAGACAAATTAGACAATCATTAGATGAACTCAGAAAACTAAGTACTTTTAAAGCCCCACCAGAAAAACATAGGAAAAGAGTAACAGTTGAGGATATAATATCACATGGAAAAAAAGAAAGAGAGGAAGCAGAAAAAAGAGTCAGAGAACTAAAGATTGGTGCATTAGAAAAAGTTATGACATATCAAAACACACGAGGTAATGTGGAAATGAAATATCCAACAGAAGGTGAAGAAGTATGGGATTCAAAACAACAAAAACGTGTTAAAGAAACCAAGACACCAAAAAGAACAATGGCATTAGAAAAAGCATTAGCTGAACTTAAAAAACTACAAATTTCAGGTGGTTTAGGCTCAAGAGGTCTAGGATCAGAACATGGATATACTCAAGGTCAACAAGAGAGTACTCAAGTTACATTAGTACAACCAAGACCTGAAGATGACAGGGTACAATCAAAAAGAACTACAAAAGAACCTAAAAAACAACAGTTATAAATCTTCCCACAATCTTTATAAACTGCTTATATGTTAATTTATTATACATGACTTTAGAAGAACTTAGAAAAGAAGATCATGAAGACGAGAAAGACGAAGAAGAAGATGAAAAGCATGAATCAAAAGAGAAATCCTTTGATGAAGCTTTAATTGAAACTTTGTCTACTCTAACTGAGCACGTAAAAGCTCTGTCAGATTCTCAAGCAAATCTCGAAGCACGAGTTGAAAAAGCTCTCTTTGAAGAACCAAAAACACAGTTAAATATCAAACCAAAAGAATCAGATAATGAGGACATTGGTGCTGAAGTAACTGTACCAGATACATTACAATCCAATTCTGTGCAAGCAGGATTAGATGACGATAAATCTGGTCAAGATAAACCTGAAGGTGATAAAGCAGGATTGGCTATGCAACAAAAAGCTAATTTCGACTTTACCACAGAAACACCAAGACCAAGTGCATCTGTTGAAAACATAAACAAATCTGCTAACGTAGAATTGAATATGGTTTTGAAAGACGCAAGAGCTCAAGGTTATGAAGGTCTATCCCATGTTGCAAAAAGAATCTTAGCAGGCGATTACGGAAGCCCAGATACGACACACGATAACGGAGGGTATTATTAAAATGCCTAAAATCCAAACTATCGACGAACTAGAAGCACTCTATTATGGATATAATAGAAACCTCATCAGAAAAGCTGACGCTCCTATCACAACATCAACTGCAGGTACATTCAATGCAGTCTTTGGTGCTTATGCATGGGCTCAACTTAACTTAGAGGCAAACGCCTTCGGTATTCTACCAAAAGTCCCTTGGGACAAATCTGGTTGGAGGGTTATTACTGACAAAGCTGTCCTTAATACAACAAACTCTAATACAGTATTAGGTGGAACAGCAGAAGGTGGACTAATTGCTCAAACAACCAAACCTCAACTTAAAGAGATTGATGTAAAGCCAAAAACCGTTCAGTTGCCATTCAGTGCATCTGAAGTTATGGAATGGCTTGCAACACACTCTAAAGATGATATTTGGGGAGGCTTAGGTAGTCTTAGACTATTTATGGCTGTACAGCATAAAGAGTTCCTTAACAGAATGCTTTTAGCAGATGTCGAAGTAGGTGCAGCAGGTGGTGGAGTCTATGCAGGCACACTTGACTTTGAATCACTAGACAGAATTATTTCTTCAAACGCTGAAGAAACAGTTGTCGGTGGTGTAGGTTCAAAACACTATAATCCTTGGACTGTAAGTGCTGATATCAATAGAGATACCAACGCTATGTCAGAATTTGATTGTACTGTAGAATCAGCAAGTGGTACTTTAGGTACAGATGGTGTACTTACCGATGACACATTACGAACTTTCCTTAGAAAGATCCGTATTGCTGCAGGTAAAGATCCAAACGTATTCCTAGGTAGTCACGAAGTTTATTCCGAAATCCAAGGCTTGTATATGCCTTCTGTAAGAGTTGCAAACCCTTACGGTGAGAGCTTAGTACAAATCGACGTAAACGGAATCCAAACTTTCAAAGGCACTGGAGTAGGTATTCACGTAGATTCTATCTATGGAGTCCCATTCATTCCAACAAAAGATGCACCGTCATACGGTAACACAGAAATTGGAAGACTATTTGCATTAGATACATCTGATGCAGAAGGTTATGGTTATCCAAGAATCGGAATCCAAGTAGCAATTCCTACCGAATATTACGAAGCAACCCGAAGAACTCCTGCATATCCATTTGTCAACAATGCATTTGTTGAGAAAGGTGTATACAGAACTATGGGTGAAACTGTATGTCGTCACTTCAAATCTCAAGGTAAGATCAGAGATATTAAACTCTAGTCAAACCAAAATCAAATTTTTTATTTTTTTAGATATATATCAAGTAACCCCCTAAACTAAGAATATATTTATAGTATTATTTTAATATTTAAGTATGAAATATATTGCTGTAATTCTTATATTTATGGTTTTGTTCATGAATATACCTATATATGCTGAAAATGGGGAACAACATAGTAAATATGATACATTGAAATTAAAACATATTACTAATCCTAATGTTTGTTTGTTCGAGGTAAATCCTGAGTTGTATGATGATTGGGAGGGGTTGAGAAATATAACAATATCTGCAATAGAAGAATGGATAGTAAAATTAGAATATGCTTATCCTAATGGAGATTGGAATGTTCCTATAGAAACAATATCTTGGGAAGATCATAAAACTGCAAATTCATTAGATTATACTCAATGTAATATTATGATAAATTATGAAAAATCATCAAACAGTAAAACATTAGGAAATACAGGTTTAAATTTTAGTAATTCTTGGCATAAATTTATGTTCATTAATATATTTTTAGAAAGTCAAAAAAACATAACTAAGATTGTTATAGGCGATAATATATCTAATTCTACAATTAACATGATGCAAAAAAATTATTCTTTATCAGAAAATACAATAAAAAATATTGTAATGCATGAATTTGGACATGGTTTAGGTTTAGCACATTTTAATACAAATAGGTCAATGATAGATTATACACAATCTGTAATGACACCAACAATAAAACCATTTGACGAAAATCAGATTTTATCTGTTACATATCTAGATTTAGTCATGATTGGTAAAATATATGGAGAAAACGGGTGGAATATACCAACACCAGTATTTCATATTAAAGGGTGTTATATATCAGATAGTTACATTTTTAGATGTTATTAAAATATATATAATAGTCCTTTTTATATAAGTTGATGGCAATAACAATCGCACAAAATGCCTTACATAAAAGTCTTTCAGGCAAGACACTATCTATACAAAGTGAGCTGACATCAAAATTAAAATCAGTAGTCGTTGACATAACCTATGCAGCAGGAGATGCCTATGTAGTAGGTGGAAATGTCGTGGATCTTTCTTTAGGTAGTAGAATCGGTACTGTTATCGGAGCACAAATCTTCGATGGCAATAAAGGTTTGGTTTTGCAATACGTTCCTTCTGCAACAAATGCAGCAGCAACAGGTAAGATTAGATGTTATGGTGAAAATCATGCTGCAAAAGGATCAGCACCAAGAGCACTATTAGAGTTAGAAGTAGGAAATACTGCAACTAATAGTATGACTTGTAAAATCCGAGTACTAGGTTTCTAGTCTCATTTTTTTATTTTTTATAAAGTTAATTAACTTAATTAAGCTAAGTTAGCTAACTTTACATACGTTAGTTAACAGTTAATTAATGCAATGTATTCCTATAGTTGATAAAGTTTATATAATTCCTCATATATGATATAGTATGGGTACAGAGAATCATAATGTTGTTTCCTTCAATACTAATACTTTAGCAAAAGGAACTCACGGTGTAATAGTCGCTATATATTGTACTAAGGAACATGCAGGAGCAAAATTAGAGGTAATTAATGGGTTACTGGCAACAGATCCAGTAGAATTTACAGTATACGGATCATCAATTCAATCAGTTTTTAACATAAATAGACGTTTAGAAAATGGTATTTACCTAAAAGTGACTAATGCAGCCGAATGGATAGCAGTTTTTAAATAGAAAATTTAAATACAAAGCAACCTTTATAAAACTATGGTCACATACTGTACAGTAGCCGATGTTTCTGATTTTCTACGTGTTCCAATCACTGCTACTACTACTCCAAATAAGGCTCAGGTCGAGAAAATTATTCTCAGGAAAGAACAAGAACTTGACAGAAGAATAGGACATCATTTTGGAGGAGTTATATCATCAGGTAAAGAAATTCATGATTTACCATTACTTTATTCGTATGGTTGGGGTTCACCAATATTTTTAAAACATAGACAGATTGCTGATCTTGATGCAACACTAGGAGATAAAATAGAAATATGGAGTGGTGACAGTTATGTAGATCACACTTTAGATACAGGAGTTCATAATCTTGAAGGAGAATATGGTAAGATGTATTTTCGTGGTTATATATTTACAATTATGAGAAAGAACAGAATAAGAGTAACATATCGTTATGGCGATCCAACTGTTCCTTATGATATACAAGACACTTGTATTAAACTCACAGCAATAGATTTGATCAACTCTAGTTTCAGAATGGATATTCTACCAACTGGTGCAAACGGTGTAGATATATCTGCATCTAAATCAGATTGGAGAGCTGACATTGAAAACTGTATAGACAATCGACAAGAAATATTCTTTATACCTTAGTATGGTAGTTACTTTTAGAACAGGGATTCGTATAAATCCTGCCAAACAATATAATGCATTAAAAAATAGATTGATTGATCAAACGATAAAACAAACAGTTATGAAAACCAATCAAGATATAATGGAATTGTTTAAATCATTAGGTATAGATTATGTACCATTTTTATTATCATATCATCAGTCTAGGTCAAAAGGTAAATATCTTGATTATGATCCATCTATGACACCTTACAAAACTGGTAACGTTGGTGCAAATCTTGAAACAACAAGTCAAGGTGCAAGTGGAGGTGACTCTAGTGGACAACAAGGATCAGGTGATATAGCAGAAGAAGGTGATATTTGGAAATATCAAAAAAATATCAGTTTGGATATAGACCAAGATTTTCTTGCTTTTTATTTTAAAGATAAAGTAGATTATAATTTATGGCTTTCTAGAAAATATCCTGAATTACAAAGAGAGTCTTGGTGGGCTCTCAGAAATAATAATGATCCTCCTAAGGAATACCAAGATAAACAAACGGAATATTATGATGAGATGGGAGATAAAGCAATAAAACCTTTTGAAGGATCAAATATTGCCACAGGTAAAAATAAATATGGAACTTGGTCAAAAACTATTACTGGTAAATCAAATGTAGTTGGTTATATTCAATCAAGACCTACTGGAGAATTTAATTCTGCAATAAGAGGAGGGGATAGGTATGGTGCAAAAAATTGGAAATCATTTACTACAAAAGATGTTCAGAAATTTACAGAGAACGAAGGTTTTTTATTCAGAGGTAACTTACAAAGATTTTTATCAACAGCAGATGATAGAGTTGTAAAAGTATTAATGGACGTATTGACACAGTTTCAAGAAGAACTTTTGAATCTTGATTTAAATGATTTCGAGGTAGATGAAACTACTACATTAAAAGACAGGAAAATAGAACCTAAAGAATATGAAGGTAAAACCAACAGTGCTGAAGAATTAAGAAAAGGTATAGGTGAAAGACAGAAAAAGTTTTTACAGGAAACTGCAGATTTTAAAGGAATATGGAAACCAGAACCAAAGTTTCCAAATATTAGAAATATTAGAACTTGGTTTCTAAGAACGGGTATTTATAACTCTAATAGTTTTGATGAGTTTTTAACTAAAACACCAAAAGGAAAAGCTAACTGGATAGATAGATCTGTATTTTTAATAGCAAATGGTGTTTATGCCAAAGCATTAGGACAGAAGACTTCTCGTATGACAGCAGATTGGGATAGACCTACACCTTTCAAAAAAGGTATTCGTGCAGGTAAAGCAGCATATATATCCAAAGCAAGACGTTATAAAAGATTCGCCAAAGATAGAGCAGTCGCTAATACTCAGAGACAGAAAGACTATGAAGTTTGGAAGGCAGAAAACTCTACTGCTGCCCGTGGGTGGAAGAATAGATATGATAATGGTAGGAGTAAAAAACCTAAAAAAGGCTCTCCGAGATATGACTGGCGTCTTGGTAAATGATAAACTTAATAACTCTGTAGACTTTATATAAAGTATGGGTAATTCCAACATGTATCAAAGTGCAGAAACTGCCAAGAATCTAATTAAAGATAACTGGACTTTATCATCTCAACCAGATATAACTTTCGTATGGGAAGAAAGAACCACTGGTTTTATGGACGATAGACGTGATTTTATATTAGTGACTCCTACTAATGAACAACCTGAGTATTTTGGATTACATGGTGACGATTTTCTACATACTATTTATGTTAAAATACAGGTACATTCATTTCAAAATCTACAACATCATGAAAATTTGGTTGATGAAGTGTTTAGAATAGTAAAAGCAAATATACGGGGAACTGATTATGTTGACTTGATGTTAATGTCATCTAACCACGAAAATGATTTATATAGGAATATTTATAGGCATACTGTCGTTATGAAGTACAGAAAACTTAATCCATAATATTTATAAGGTAATAGTTTAAATAATATCATGGTACGAACTGGTGCTCATGTATATGTAAAATACGGCTGGGAAGGAACAACTTATGGTGTTCTAGGATCAGGTCTAACAGCAGATAAAAAGTTCGGTCTTCAAGACAAAATGTCTAGTCTTACACTCACAAATAATAAAGTTAATTTAGCTAAACTTAATCAAAATACAGTAGATAAATTTGCATACGGTCAACAACAAGGAACTGCTTCAATGTCATTTACTCTTTCAAGCCCGTGGATAATTGGTTCAATTTTAGGAACTCCAACTAAAGCAGGTACAACACCATTTACATATACATATCCTCAAACTTCAGGACTACCTAAGACAGCAAGAACTATTCAAGTAGAAGTTGGTTATGATGGACTGGCAGCAGATATAGTCAGAACATTAAAAGGTGGAATTGTAGGATCACTTTCCATAAGTGCTTCAGTAGGTGGATTAGTAGACTGTAGTGCAGATATTACTTACGGTGTAGAAACAGCACCATCAACAACCTTGACAGCAGCACCATCAAAACCAGCAGAAGAATTTCCATATACATTCGCTCATGCAGAGTTATATTTTGCAGGAGCATTAGTTGCACAATGTCAAGATGCAAGTTTAAGTCTTGCACAAAATGCAGAACTGCTTTATGGTTTAGGTAGTCATTCAGGTGCAGCAGCATACAAACGAGTCTTGGATATAACTGGTTCATTTAAAGCATCATGGTTAAATCAAACTTTACTAGATGATTTACTTGCACAGATAGCAGCAACTCCTCAAGAAACAGTTGGTGGAGGAGCAACAGAATTTAGATTAACATTTGAAAAATCTTCTGCTGAAAAAATAGTAATAACATTGACAGGATTGGCAATAAATGATCATGGTGTCTCAGGTCTTGAACCAGTAGAACCAGTATTTGAAGATATTAGTTGGACAGCAAAGACCATATCTGTAGTAGCAACCTCTGCAGCAACAGCAGAACAATAACACTTTAATATAACAAATATACACAATATATATGATTAAATCGTTTGAGATCCCGTGGGACAATAATACAAAAGAAACTGTAGAATATGAAGATGATATTACATTTGGAGAATTAGAAGCAATTCTAAATCAATGTTTAGATATGACTCAGGTCAATGAACCTAAGGTTAATTTACCACTTTATAGACAGTTAATATTAACAGCAGTAATTACAAAAGCACCTTTTAAAGTAAAAGAAGTTGCTTCAATTAGAAACCTTAAATCAAGTGTAGCAAAAACCATAATGAAGGAGGTCATGAAGGACTACCCTTTAGCGAAATATTTGGAAGAGTGGGTGGAGACTTTCGTGGGGCAGGATATAGTAGAGGCACAGGAAATATCTACTACTTCTTCGCAAGGGAATACGGTTGGACGAAAGACCAAGTCGACTCGCAGCCGATAAGCTATCTTAACGTTATTATATCTGAATATCAAGACGAACAGCGTAGAGAACGTGTTAAATTTAAATAGATCTAGTTATTATAATATATATGAGTGCTGAAGGATTAATAGATATACCTAACCTTAAAGAGGCACTAAAAATTCAAAAAGAATTTTTGGAATCCTCAGTTAAAATTAGATCAGCAGAACAAAGAGGTAATTTGGCAATGGATCATGCTTTGAAAGGTCAAAGAAAGGCTATGAATCTTATGACTAGACAATTCTCAGGTGGTGGAGTGCTTGGACAAGCAATGAATATGTTACAACAAGTAGGTGGAATGGGGTTACAAAACATGCAAGATAAATCTAATCTTCGTGATAAAGTAAAAAGTGGAAAAGCAACTGATGCAGAAAAATCACAATTTAGTATGTTATCACAATCAAAATCTACAGGTATATTTGAAAAATTAGATAAGATATTTGATAAATCATTTGGTGGTAATTCTAGATGGAATAAAATGTTTGCAGGCAAAGGTAAAATGGCAGCAGGTGGAATGGCATTGGGTGCAGCAGGTGCAGGTGTGGGGTTAGCTTCTAAAATTATTGATTCATCTCCTTTAATGCAACAGATGATGAAATTACTTAACTTTGGTATTATGCTTATACTTAGACCTATAGGTGACTTTTTCGGTATGCTCATGCGACCAATTTTAATAATGTTGTTACGAAAGTTTATCATACCATTCTATCAAACTGTATATCCTGTATTTCTTTCATGGGCAAGAGATATTAATGAAATTACTGAAGCTATAACTGGAGGAAACGATAGTATTAATAAAACTATTATAGACACAGGTAAAGTAGCAGTAGCCACTACTGGTACAGGATTAACTGCTATAACATCACTTCTCAAACCTAAAGAAATAGCTAAAATACCTGCATTAGCAGAGAATGTACTTAACCCAAGGAATTTACCAGCAGTTGCAGGTAAAACTCCACCTGAATTGGAAAAATTAAAAAACATTGCAAAAACTCTTGACCCCGTTATTAAAAAGAGTGATAAAATGGTTAACATTGCATTAAAAACAACTAAAGCAATTAATATGGTTGCAACAGCTCCAATCAAAATTGCAGAAAAAGCAATTACTAAAATGGCAATACCAGTAGCTAAAGCAGCAATAGATGTAAATAAAGGAATAATGAATCTTGCAACAGGAGGATTGAGTGGTAAAGTAGATAAAAGAGTAGGGAAAGTAAGTAATAAATTAGGTGGAGCAGCAAAAACTACATTAGGTAAAGCAACTAAACCTGTTACGGAAATTTTAGCAAGAGTAGGGGTTAAAACAGGAGCTAAAATTGCAGGAAAAACGGCTGCTAAATTTATACCTATTGTTGGACAGGCATTATTGGCAGTAGATGCAGCAGGATCTCTTATGAAACAATTTGCACCTGAACAATATGAAGGTGTGAGAAAAGGTGCACAAGGACTTGGTAGTTTGTTAGGTGATAAAGATCATGTTTATACAGAAGGTATTTTAGACTTTTTAGGATTTGGTGAAAAATCAACTGCTGAACAACTCGTAGGAGGTGCAGGTTGGTTATCAGATAAGGTATCAGGTACAAACAGAGCTGAAGGAGAAGGAGCATTTGGTCAAGGTGGAGGTTGGTTTGGAATGGCTAATGGAGGAATGATTAGAGAACCAATTAAAGGTGTAGGTAAATCAGGTCAGAAATATAAGTTTGGTGAACGAGGTTCAGAAGCAGTAATTCCTATGGATAGAATGAGAGGAGGTGGTTCAGGCGTAACAGTAAACGTAACAGTTAATGGTAGCATATACTCAGATAGAGATATGCTTCAATTCCAAAGAACAATAATGAAAGCAATAGAGACAAGTAGTACGAGGAAGGCTAAACTATGACTGGTATAGAAATACAGTTGTACAAAGTACACCCTGAATTATATACAAAAACAACTGATGAAGCTGAAGATAAACATAGAATAGATAAATTTGTAGCCAAGACATTTGAGTCTATAGGAATAGATTTAAACACACCTATATCACCTATGCCTTTACCTGAAGATAGATCAACAGAAAACATATTGGTAAAAATGGAAGGTAACTCACAACAGGTAAGATTTAGTTGTAGGTTTGATGGTGATTTAGTTGAATTAAGTTATGTAGAAGATATAATTGAAGTATTAACACAGGCAGGACAATTAAATGTAGATAATAGATCTGCACTAGATATAACAGCAACACCATCGTTAGGATCAACTTATACTTATATTCCAGAAACTACTACTACAGATAACATATCATTAGTACAATTATTTTTAAATAATTTTGAATCTAGATCCATAACTGATTCTTTTGTATTGAGAATAGTTGATAAAGCAGCACTTCCAGCAGATGATAAGATTTTATTTACAGGTGGAGGATCAATTCAATCAATTAGTACATCTACAGATTCAGCCTCTCCTGTAGTTTGGAATGTTAATGTAGACTTTTTAATAGGAAAAGTAATATCAATTTATGATGCTGATGTTCCTGAAGAGGTAACAGGATTAGAAGTAAGTAGAGGAGATGCATCAGGAAAAATAATGTTTAGATGGAGTCCTCCTGCAAGAGAAGGTGGATCTGCAGTTATTAAATATACATTCGTTTGGCAAAAAACATTAGAAGGTGTATGGAATGGTGAAAATTCTATTTTAGCCTCAGCTTGTCCTGCCACTGTACCTTCAAATGAGACTAAATTTCTATATCAACTATCAGCTTTACCAACAGGTCAAGATTATAAAGTATATATGATTGCTGAAAACACTTCAGGTGCAGGTGCAATATCACAAGTTGTTAGGGTTACTTTATGAGATCCTTTGCTAAACTTTTAAAAGAAAATACTCAGGGTGTTGGTGCAGCAGCACGTCAAGTAACATCTGTTGTTCCTATGGATCATGCAGAAGTATCAAGAGATGGTTTAAGAGCCGTTGACTCTGGTGTATTCAAAGTTCCTTCAAGAATAGAATCAAACATAGGAGATGAATATAAATACATACAGGACGTAGCAGATGCAACACATTTGAGAGGTGCTTATTTGTTTCAAGGTTCATGTCTTGACGAAAGTGGATATAACAATGATCCTAGAGATCAAACAAGTACTTCTACAGGTGAGAGTGGATTTACAGATTATGATGGATTGGATTACACTTTAAATACAACTGCAAATAATAAATTCAAAGGAATTTATGGTGCAACTGTAGCAAGTAATGCTAAAGGTGCTATTATTGAAAACAAGTTTCTTAAAGACGGCACTACAAATGTTTTTGATTTCTCAGGAGATTTTGATATATTTTGTTGGGTTACTGCACCTGCTTCAGGTGGTGCAGGTACTATATTTTCAAAAAGAAATAGTGCTACTGAGGGTATAGAAATATCATTAAGTAGAGATACTTCCACAAGCCCTGATTCGTTTAAAGCTATAGGATATTTCCATACTACTAATGCAGGTAACAGTGAATCATCTATCAATTCAGGTTCATCTAGAATTACTTATGGTGAATCAGCTCTTGTAAGATTTCAAAGAAAAGGTAAAACATTTAATTTATGGTTAGTCAATGGATCAGAATCTACTCCATTTGGAGGAGCACCTAATGGAACTTATACTGCACCTGCAGCATATCCAAAAACTACAGGATCTTTCTCAGTTCCGACTGACGCAGTTATAGGATCAAAAGCCCAATTATTTAGTGGCAACGAAGTCACTGCTACAACTAATGACGTTGGAGGTTACATATACTCCATAAGAATATATTCTAATGTACTTGATAAACACAGTGCTAATCAAATATTTGCATCAAGACCTATACCTTTGATCATGAAACTTGCAGGATCATTATACAAGATGGAGTCTAGTATAGATCAAAAGAAACTATATGTAAAAGGATTTGGTAAAGTCATAATAGACTCAGTAATAAGTAATATAATATTAGATGGTACTGTTGCTGATGGTGAATGGTATAACCCATCTACCCATACAAGATCTGGTGTAAATTTCACAAATTGTTCCTCTGTAGAAATTATAAGAGCAATATTTGCTCACCTTAATCGAACACTTACAGATTCACCTACTTTTACATTGAGTGTAAGAGATCTAACTTCAACATCAAATTCAATAAACTCTTACGCATCAACAGGTAATTTCTTAGAAATTATTGATCAGTTAATGACCATAGTAGATAAGTCATTTTATGTATCACCAAGAGGTAAATGTATTATAGAAGAACCTAACATTGATTTAACTTCTACATTGAAATTTGGTAAAATGTATGATATAAGTGCTGATGGATTTGATGACACTACAACTGTCAATGATTTGTATGTGTCAACTAGAATAACAGGAACCTTTAATATAATACATAGAGTAGATACAGATTCTATTGATCTTATAGGACTATATTCAAAAAGAATATTTGTCCCACAAATTACTGATGGGGCTGCAGCAGGTACATTTGGAACTAATTTTATTGCATTACATGCAGATATAAATTCTAGATATACCATAAAAGCACCATTTTTAATAGATTTTATTAGAGAGAATTTCAGGGTAAAGGTAACAAATACCACTAAAAATCTTGATGTGAATACTACAATAAAATCAATAACTTGGACTTACCCAGAAGGTAAAACAACCATAGAGACAGGTGACTTCCTATTGGACGCATTTGATATTGAAAAGACTTCAGCAGAGGCAATCAGTAACTTAGTCACAGATACCAATTTGAACCCATAATAAAGATTACTGCCTTATTCATAGACAATAATATTTAAATACTTCAATATTAAACATATTACATGTTAATTCACGGTAACGGCAAAGAACTTCCAACAGAAATAGATCCAAAAAATAATATTTGTTTAGTAGTCTCTCATCTAGACGGTTCAAAAGACTGGTGGTATGGAGCAAACTTAGTCACTAATGACGGTGATATTTATTATGCTAAAAAAGCAGCAGGAGAAACACCAGCTTCTAATGAGGACTTTGGTGCTTCAGCATGTGTTTTACAAAACCCTTCAAGTGCAAACACAATAGCCAAGACTGATGCCTATGTTCAAGTAACTAATCCAATAGTTACATCAGGTGCAGTTAGAGGACTAACAGCAACTTATCCATTAACCAATGATCAAGATTCCGATAACACAGGTGCTTCAGCAGATGCAATATCTTATAGATTTGATTGGGCAACCAACCAAATTGATACATCAGCAGGAAACCCAATTACAGGTGGAGCAATTTATGATGTTGGACAAACATCACCAGTAGCAGCAACCAAAATCTTAACACACTGGAACTTTACATCACCTGCAACTTTCCATAAAACAAGCACCGATACACTAAAACTCTTCGTAAATCATACATTTAACGGAGTATAACCCTTTGCCTAAAGGCTTATCTATGGCAGGTATATTTAATTTGTTAGAAAGAATTAGTATGAAGTTTCCAACAGCAACAGGTGGATTAGATGACAAAGTCAGATTTGATGAGAAGATTAATTTTGTATTAACAAAGGTTAATAACGATGAGATACGAGGTAATAACTGATGGCACGTAAAGCAATCTATAAGCACGCAACAGAAGTCAATACATCTACTTATCCTGATGATGGTTCTTCTCCAGTAGGAACTACTGAATGGAATGAAGATCCAGCACAACAGGGAATGTATGGTAACACACCTACAACATCAACAGTAACAATAGCCACAGGTGTATTAACTGTAACAGATTCAGTCACAGTGGCAGCAGCAGAAACAGGAACTTCAGATACTTTAGATAAATTAGCAATAACAAACACAAGTCAATATGATTTGATATATCTTTTTGCAGATACAGGAGATACAATTACATTAACAAATACTTCAAGTTTAGCAGCATCAGGACAGGTACAAACTATTAGTGGTGCAGATGAAGTATTATCTACAACCAAACCTACAATCCTAATTAGAAAAGGAAGTTACTGGTATGGTTATGGTGGAGGAACTACAGCAGATGGATCAGTTACAAATATCAAACTTGCAGATATGGCAGCAAATACAATTAAAGTTAGAGATTCAAGTTCAGCAGGAGTGCCATCAGATAAAGCAGTAGGAACTACTGAAATCCTTATAGGAGATGGAACAGGATTTACAGCAGCAGCACTTTCTGGAGATGCTACAATGACCAATGCAGGTGTAGTTAGTGTAGCAACATTAAATCAAAATACAACAGGAAGTTCAGCAAGTTGTACAGGTAATTCTTCAACAGTAACAACCAATGCAAACTTAACAGGTGGAGTAACAAGTGTCGGTAATGCTGCCACAGTAGTAACCAACGCTAATCTTACAGGAGATGTAACAAGTGTAGGTAATGCAACTACAACCGTAACCAATGCAAACTTAACAGGAATTGTAACTTCAACAGGTAATGCTACAGCTATAGCAAACGGTGCTATCGCAACAGGTAAAATTTCAGGTTTTGATACTCAAGTACAAACAAGTAGACTAGATCAAATGGCTACAGCTACAGCAGATGTAGCATTAGGATCACAAAAAATTACAGGATTAGCAGATGGTACAGCAGCACAGGACGCAGCAACTAAAAATCAAGTTGATGTAGCCCAAGCAGGATTAGACGCAAAAGATTCATGTAGAGTAGCAACTACTGCAAATATTACATTAAGTGGAGAACAAACTATCGATGGAGTAACAACTACAACAGATAGAGTTTTAGTTAAAAATCAAACAACAGGATCACAAAATGGTATCTATGTTTCAGCAAGTGGAGCATGGGCAAGATCAACTGATGCAGATGCAAGTGTAGAAGTAACAGCAGGTTTATACACTTTAATCACAGAAGGTACAACTTTAGCAGGTCAAGGATTTGTATTAACCACAGATGATCCAATTACAGTAGGCACTACAGCATTAACTTTCTCACAATTCTCAGGAGTAGGAGATCTTGTAGGAGGAACAGGAATTACAAAGACTGGAAATTCAATAGCAGTAGATGCAAGTCAAACACAGATCACATCAGTAGGAGCTCTTGGTACAGGTTCTATCACATCAGGATTTGGAGCTATCAATAATGGTTCATCAACAATTACAACCACTGGTGCAGTAGCAACAGGTGCATTAACTGTAACAGGTACAATCACAGGTGCTTTAACTGGTAACGTAACAGGAGATGTAACAGGCTCATCAGGCAGTACAACTGGTAACGCTGCAACAGCAACTACAGCAACTACAGTAACAGATGATGCAATTACATTAGCAAAAATGGCATCAGGAACAGATGGTAATTTAATCACTTATGATACTAATGGAGATCCAGTAGCAGTAGCAACTGGAACAGCAACCCATGTATTAACTTCAAATGGAGCAGGAGCAGCACCAACATTCCAAGCAGCAGCAGGTGGATCAACATTAGCATATACTCCGTTTGCAAATAATGCATCTACAACATACGCAGGAAATCAAACAGTATTCACTACAGTCGGTGTAGGAGAAAGAGATATTTA